TGCTACTCCACCCAGGAGAGCTGTGAGTGTTTGCAGAGCATGCTTGTTCCAGCTCTGTGGTTGTTCCCCGCGAAGTACCTTGCAGCGTGGATTGGCGATCTCATCTTTCGGATGATAGTTGCCATTGTCTGCTCTGCTGTGGGTCAACTGGTGGCCGAATTTTGGCTTGCGCGTTCTCTCTTGTGGACAGTGTCGCGCTGGTACAACTGCGAACGTCAGTTGGTCATCAACAGCAGTTTGATTGGCGGACGTCGCCACGTGCTCAACTATTCGGTCAAGCAACTTGGACAGATCGCGCTCGCACTGGGGGCTTTCTACATGTCATGGAAGGCCTCCCAATACGTGGTGTTGGATGCTGGAGAGGAAGGAACCGACGGTGGTTCCCGCAACCAGATTAGAACACCAACTGAGCAGGCACCTAGTACACGCCGTTGCCGTTATGGCAAGGGGAAGTGTACAGGTGAATGCTGGGCTGGCGACTGTGAAGAGTTGCTGGAGGAGGATTCTACTGATTTCGAGCTGGAAGGCAATACTTTCGGCACGACTGAAAAGGATCTCGCCCAGACTGAGAGTGAGAACGTTTGGTACAAGAGCACGGTTGAACTGGTTCAGTTCGACGTGCCTCTCGCCAGTCAGACTCATAGCACCAAGACAGCGGCCGAGGTGCGGGACATGTTTGCTGCCAACTGTGTTGGTCTGGAAATTGTCTCGGAATGTGGAACTTCCAAATTCCGCACCAAGGGTGTTTTCATCAAGGGACAGCGATTGGTTTTCAACCGACACTGTCTCAAGGTGGAAGGAAAGTACAGCATGAAGATCATGAGTACCGCCGATACTGGCGGACTCACATCCAACGTGCGTGTTACCTTCCACACTGATGAAACCACACAGCTCCCTGAGATCGATTTGGTTGCTCTCACAGTCCGTGGTGTTCCGCCGCGTAAGGACATTACGCGATACTGGAACATCGCGCACATCCCATTCACCCATATGGTGAGTGTGTGCCGGGAGCAAGAAGGCGGTGTTCGCTACCGAGAGCTCTACCGCTGTTCTCTTATTGAGTTCATGCGGGTAGAGGCTCTAGGTCGCAACATGGACGTGTATCTTGGTGTTGGATCACACATCACACAAGTCGGTGACTGCGGCTCATTGGGAGTGGCAATGACACCACGCGGCCCGGTCATCGTGGGTTTCCACACGATTGGACGGGAATACACTGCAGGTTTTCCACACGTCACGCAGGAACATCTCAAGCTTTTGCTTGGGGATGTTGTTGTTGCTGGTGGTGGTAGGCCTCTGTTCTCGTTGAATGGAAGTGAGACCACGCTCTTACCTGTTCATGCCAAGAGCGTCACGCGTTTTCTGAAAGAAGGAAACGCGAATGTGTATGGCATGTTGATGGGTGGAACGGCGAAAGCGCGCACACGCGTTTGTGATACACCATTGCGCGATGTGGTGTGTGCCGAGCTTGACTACACAGTCAAGCACGGACCGCCGGTCATGACAGGGTGGGAGCCTATCTACAACAATGTCAAAGAGATGGTGCGACCACACCTGGACATTGATCAGAGGAGGCTCAATCATTGCGTGGAAGCATTTTCCAAGGACATCATCAATGGCTTGAATGCCGTCCATGATGACCAGTGGCACCGTGAACTGGTGGTTCTCTCGAATCGCACTGCCGTCAACGGTCTCGCCGGAGTGAAGTTCATTGATCGCATCAATACTTCCACTTCGATGGGATTCCCGTGGAACAGGACCAAGAAAGCTTTCTTGGTTCCTGCCCCATCGGAAGACCAACCGGATGGTGTTGATTTCGTTCCTGAAGTTTGGGAGCGAGTTGCGCACATCGAGAACTGCTACGTCGAAGGAAGGCGCGCATACCCTGTGTATTGCGCACACCTGAAAGACGAAGCGGTAGCTGAAGCCAAGATTGCTGCAAAGAAGACTCGTGTCTTCACTGGCGCTCCGATTGATTTCAGCATCGTCATGCGCAAGCACCTGTTGCCCTTTGTCCGCCTGATGCAACTGAATAAGTTTGTGTTTGAGGCTGGGCCGGGTGCGGTGACGCAATCGATTGAGTGGACACACTTCTACCAGTATCTTACCCAATTTGGGGAAGATCGCATGGTGGCAGGTGACTACGGCAAGTTCGACAAGCGCATGGTGGCACAATTCATTCTTGCGGCATTTCGCGTCATTACCAACGTGCTGAAGCATGCTGGTCATGGCGCAGACGAGTTGCAGATTGTTGAGTGCATTGCGCATGATGTCGCATTTCCAGTTGTCTCGCTCAAAGGAGACGTAGTGGAGTTTTTTGGCTCTAACCCTTCTGGACAGCCTTTGACAGTGGTCATCAATTCACTGGTCAACAGCCTGTACATGCGGTACGCGTACTGTGGTGTGCGTAGCGATGGACGTGATGACTGTGGGGATTTCAAAGCCAATGTGGCTCTCATGACATACGGGGATGACAACATCCTTGGTGTGTCACATGTAGCCCCTTGGTTTAACCACACAGCCATCCAGAAGGAACTGGCAACCATTGGTGTTGAGTACACCATGGCCGACAAGCAGGCAGAGTCTGTTCCATACATCTCCATTGCTCAATGCTCCTTTTTGAAGCGAGCATGGAGATGGGAGCCTACTCTCAACGCTTTTGCGGCCCCATTGGAGGAGGACTCACTTTTGAAGTCGTTGACTGTCTGGGTGCCGTCGCGCACCATTGACAAATACGCACAGATGGTCGCTGTCATCTCGGCGGCCAACAGTGAGTACTTCTTCCACGGACGTGAGCTCTTTGAAGAGCGACGTTCATTCTTCCAACGGGTTCTTTCAGAGCAACCCTACTCACTATACGTGGGGGATTCGACTCTGCCTGATTGGGATACCCTCGATAAGAGGTTCCGGCAGGCGTCACAGGAATTTAAATCTGTCCCGATCCCGGGAGTGGGCATTGGCATGTCCATCTCCTTGAAAGATTAGTCAGGCAACAACACAGAAAAGAAAGAAACAAGTGTTGAGACAGTCACCAGAAGTACTGTCCCTGCATATACGTATCAGAGCACGTATATGCAGAGTAATAAGACTCTCTTTCAGTTGCAGTCGGAGGAAATAGATCCTAGCGATACTCTTACCCCGACTACATCCTTGGAAACCACTAGTCAGACCGTCACTTTCGTTGACAATGCCGAAGGTGAGGTTGTCATGGCTGGTTCTGCGGTCAATGCTGTGGCCAAGGTTGATGGCACGAACGACCTACAATTAGGATCGTACTTGTCACGACCAACGCAACTAGCAACGTACCCATGGACCACCGCGAATGCGGTAGGACTTTTGGGATCCTTGGACCCTTGGAACTTGTTCCTATCGAATGCCAGCATTAGACGCAAAATTGACAACTTTGCGTTTATTCGTGGTAAGTTACACATCAAGGTTCTCGTCAACGGTACGCCGTTTCAGGCGGGACTCCTTCGTGCGTGTTACGAGCCATTGCATGGCTTCTCAGGAGCAGGCATCCGGAATCCCCAATCAGGTTCGTTGGAACCTACTTTGGTTCCGTACTCGCAGATGCCGGGTTTCTTCATCACACCAGCAGCCAATGCTGGTGGTCAGATGGAATTACCCTTCTTCTACCACAAGAACTGGCTTGATTTGACCTCGGCAGCCGACGTTGCAGCATTTGGACGCATGTATTTGCAGATTTATGCTCCGTTGATTGTCGCGGTCACTGGTGGCACCACTGGTGTCACAGTTCAAGTCTTTGGATGGATGACGGATGTCGAATTGATGTGTTCCACATCAAAATTGGCACTTCAAGGTGACGAATATGACGAACAATTGGGCGTCATTTCGAAACCAGCGAGTGCCATTGCCAATGTCGCTTCTTACTTAACAAAAGTGCCCTTCATTGGGCCCTTCGCCCGCGCCACCACGATTGGTGCGCGCGCCGTAGGGAGCATAGCGAAAATCTTTGGCTTCACCAACGTTCCAGTCATCGCTGACGTTCATGGTATGATGCCGATGAACGCACCCATGCTGGCCTCTGGTCACATTGGTACAGCTGTACAGAAGTTTAGCCTGGACCCGAAGCAGGAGCTTTCAATAGATCCTACGCTTCATGGTTTGCATCCTAAGGACGAACTTTCCCTTCCTTATTTGAAGGCAAAGGAATCGTACCTGGGTGCAGCTACATGGTCCACAGCGACTACCGTAGACTCACTTTTGTGGTGTGCTCGCGTTAGTCCAGCGCTTTACCAACGTACAGACGTCAACAATGCGTCCATTGTGGCCGTGGGACAGCGAGTGTATCACACTCCGCTTTCCTACATTTCCCACATGTTCTACAATTGGCGTGGCTCTCTTGTTTTTCGGATCAAAATTGTAGCCACCAAGTTCCACAAGGGCCGATTGAAGATTTCGTATGATCCCGTTGGTGACATCACGTCGACGAACCCTGATGTCAACACGGTCTACACGAAAATTGTGGACATAGGTGAAGAAGATGACATTGAAATCGAGGTCCCGTATCACCAGTCATATCCATGGCTGGGAATTGATAAGGGACTCGGTGACAATTGGAACACCACGGGCACGTTGCCCCCACGCGAACGTCTTGACAATGGTGTCTTGACGATTCGCGTTTTGACGGCACTTACTGCTCCTACCACTGGTTCGATTCGAATTCTCACATTCCTCAAGGGTGGTGATGATTTCGAATTCGCGAATCCAGCTGATCATATCGGTGGTGAGAGCAACAACAGGGTGCCGTCATTCTTCGAGTTGCAAGCCGAAGACCTTACAAGTATTGCGCCAAATCGGCACGTGCTTGGGTCTAGTGCTGTGCCACACCCTGACCGTTACTCGCAGAATTTTGGCGAAGCAATCAATTCACTTCGGTGTTTGTTACATCGCTACATGACGCAGGACACGGTATGGGTCAATGCACCAGCAACCGATACCTACACTATTTACGGCAAAATCCTACGTATCATGCCCTACTCACCAGGGTTTGATCCGGCATGGAATGCCGCGAATAGTGCCAACAATGTCGTCGCAGCAAGTGGTAATTCCCCTTACGCATTCAACACGATGGCGCACATGCCATACGTGGCTAGCATGTATGTTGGGTACCGAGGTGGTGCCAACTACGTGCTTACGCCATCTATGGACAAGTACGGAAGCATTGGAGACTTTCGAGTCACCCGATGGATTACCGTAGCGTCCAATTCAGTGTTTCGCATTTGGGGAACTTTCACCAACTTGGGATTGGCTGCATCATCATCGCAGCGTAGTTTCGGACTGCAACGAGGTTCCTACTTGAACGATGGTCTGTCGGGAATGGCAATCACGTCCACTGTGACGAATGGTTCCATTTCCTTTCAGCTACCGGATTTCAAACTAGCGAATTTCTCGTTTGCTCGTCCTGAAAACTACGCCAATGGTGTGGCTGAAGACGGCACGAACAGACAGGCAGCGTTCGCTCAGTTCTCGTTGAAGAAAACGGGAACAGCGGATGATGG